CCTTTGTAGTTGCAGTAGAATCATATTTGAAATTTGTATTGAGTGTAAGATAAGTTATCTCTGGATCAATAATTGTAGGTCTAATAGAAGCAACAGCGTATTGTTTAAGACTGGTAACGATACTTGCTTTTGTAGATTCTGTTAGATTACTTCCTGATTTAGCTTTGATAGAAATAAAAACTTTACCATACTCTGGTGTAGCAGCATCTTCGCCACCATAAACTTGAACTGACTGAGCATTTGCATATAAACTTTTAACAAGAACTTTATAGTCATCAGCTGTAACTGCTCTATCCTGAGAAGTATAATCTCTAGGTGCGTTATATTTGATTGATTCAATAGATTCTGGTCCTGACCCGTTTGTTGCATTAGAAATTGTTGTAACTGTAGCATCTGAAAACCCACCAAGTGTTCCTGATAGTGTAAAAGTTGTAGCACCATTTGGTGCACCTCTATTACAAACAATATAATCCATAATTATAATATTACCATCAGCGATTGATTTTCCTAAAACACCATCACCAAAATAAATTTCATATCTACCATTTTCTACTTCTTGTAAAAAATAAACTTTAGATGTTGAATCTAATGCTGTGATACCTGTTGCTAGTGTATATGTATTTGTTGTAGCATCGGAAGAAGATTCTTGAACTTTAACTGTTAGTGTAGTTGTATCTACATTATTATTTGGTATAATAAATCTTTGATCTGTGTCTGAAGAATTAGCAGTGTATTTAAAATTTAAAAGTGTTCCTTCATTTAATGACACATTACTAAATTTATAAACACCATCTGAAGGTGTAATGCTCAACTCAGCATTATTTACAAAAGAATAAGAGATGCTATTTACAGTTGTTGTAAATTTAGTTCCTCTTGTCATAGTAAGAGAAGATCCTGTAGCGTCATTTACCACGATATCTACAGCAGCGTCTGCTGATGTTGAACTTGTAGGTGTATAACCAACTTGTTTTGCTTTTGATACTACACTTGCTCTTAAATCAGCACTATCTAAAAACATTTCATTTGCTAACATATTAGCATTGTATCCAAGATAATGTGTATTGTATGCCATTAAATCTAAAAGAACTGACATACCAGAACCTTCAAAGTCATAATCTCTAAACTCATCTTGTTGTGATAAAAAGTTTTTTAGATTTGATTTTATACCATCAAAATCTAATTCTGATATTTGTAATTTAGTTGCCATATTATCTTAGTCTTTCTAAAAATGTTTCTACTTCAACTCTCTCTGGATGATTAATTACAAAAAATGATATTGAAGCTCTGTACCCATTTCTATCTACATCTGGTTGAACATTAAGTTGAACCAATCTACATCTTGGTTCATAATTTCTAATTAATAAATCTATCTGTTTTGAAATAGCATGATTAATTTGTGGAGTAATATTTTCAAATAACATCGCTCTTAAATTTGATCCTATTTCAGGTCTAAAAGGTTTTTCATAATGATTAAGTTTGATAAGATTACGCACACTTCTTTTTACAGATTCAATATCAGTAAGTGTTTGAATATCTTTTGTAGCAGAATTGATTTGAAAATCTAAATCTAAATCTTTATATATTCTTGCACTTCTTAAACTATTATTTGTTTGTGTGGCGTCATATCTTGACATTTATAATCTCTCCTTTGGTATATTTATACCGTTATCCTGCAATTACGTTTTCAGACCCACTAGTTAAGGCACCTAAATCTGTGCTATCAGTTATTCGAGCAACTAACTTACCTTCACAAAATACTCGTTTCTTACTTCCTGCATTTACAGCTGCAGTATGATTAGCACAGGCAGGTGAAGGTGGAAAAGGATGTGCCACAGTTGGGTCGGTCACTCTTGCTATAAGTTTACCATTAGCCTTCACCGTGCTTTGACCTGGTGTAGCAAGTGTTGAAGTTGTTGCACAAATATGACCTGTTGAAAGGCTATCTCCTTTTCTACTAACGCCTTGTCCCATTATTTTTTCTTTTTAGTTACTTTTTTCTTTTTCTTTTTTATAACTGGTGCTTTTTTCTTTTTAGGCTCTTGAATTTTCTTTTTTAAACCTAATAATTCTAAAATTTTCATATTAACTTACCTTTTTCTTTTTTGCCTTTCTAGGCGGTTTAGTTGCTTTGAAAGTATTAACTTTGTTAGGTGTTTTTGTCATGCCTTCAGGTGGTAAAACTTTACCTTCATCAATAAGTCTCTGTCTGTTCTCTACGTGCTTATCAGCTATCTTATCTTTGTTGCCACCATTGTAAGCAACAGCGTGTCCTTCACCCATAAGTTTTGATGTAAGTGTGTCACCATCTTGCAATCTAAAATCACCAAGAATACGACCAAACTTACCTCTCATTTCTTCATTACCATCACCTTTAACTTTAGATATTAAAACTGATTCGTTACTAAGTAAGTGTTGTACTCTTTCTTTCGCAGCCATACCGAAAATCTTTTCGATAGGATCACTTGTTCTTGATTCAGGAGTATCAATGCCCATAATTCTTACTCTTTCATCATTGAGCCAGACACCAAAACCTAAATCAATATCGATATCAACGGTATCTCCGTCAACAACTTTTCTAATTTTGCATTTATACTCGTACATTTTCGTTTTCCTTTGTTTTTTACATAAACTATTTATAAGTGCTTTACAAAACCTTTAAAATATTGTATAATTAAAGAAAAATTTTATGATTCGAAAGAAAAAGAACAAAAAGAGAACAAAATCACTCAAACAAATCTTAGGAATGAAGATTATTCCGATAAAAAAGACAATTATTCCACAAAATCGCAGAAAATAAAGGGTTTTTTCACCATTTTTTTCTTGACTTTTGCTTTTTTTCGTGTTAGCTTATACATAATGAACAAAAAAACGCAGAAAATAAGGGTTTTTAAGACAGCGACAGAGTGCGCCCCTAAATTGTTGAAAAATAAGGGTTTTATTCCTTGGAATAATCCATTTTTTTCTTGCAATATGCTTTTTTTCGTGTATAATGGACACATAATCGAAAGGATATAATACATTATGAAATATCAAGACCTTATGCAAGTTGTTAATGCTGTTAAAAGTATGAACAATAAAGAGTTAAACTTAATCGTTGACGCTATAAATCAGAATCGTAAAAAGGCTTCTGTTCTTTCTTCTACAAAATTTCATGTAGGTCAGAAAGTTATGTTTGGTAGAATGAATAGTGGGTTACAAAGAGTAGGTGTAATTCAAAAGATGAATCCTGCAAAAGCAGTTATTCAAGTTTATGATAATTCTACTAAGAATTTAAATAACTGGAGAGTGCCTTACTCTCTTATGAAGGCGGTTGCTTAATGACTGCTTTATTTTCAATCGTAGGATTCATTTCTATGTTATTCGCAGTAGGATCAATTGATGGTCCTACTCTAGAAACATCAGGCAATAATTGGGTCGGATGTTTTATTTTTGCAATCGTAGGAATCGTGTTTATGATTCTTGCATTAATTAATCAATCAAAGGAGTATAATAATGGGTAAAGTGAAAGCATGGGCACAAGATTGTGCCGAAGAATATTTAGATAGTTTAGAATCAAAAGTTAAAAGTAGAACTATCAGTATCGATCAGGCAGTTGACATGGCAAAAGAAGCTGATGTTAATTGGGATCTTATTGGTTTTGATGAGTTCAATTTTGAAGATGATTTATATTGCTATCTTTCAGATACACTAAATCATAAAAGTATGGAGGTGTTACAATAATGATTACAGTACAACCATCAAAAAATATTAAAGACGGTATCGCAAAATTGATTGCCGCTTCTATTGAAGATTACAATAGAGATACTAACAATGAAAAGATGAAAGAAGAATTTGCTAACTCATGGTCTGTAAAAGAAGGACCAAAGTTTATCAAAGTTTGTGCTAAACATTCTGTTCATTCTTTCATAGTAAAGAAAGCATTTAAACATTTTAAAGAAGGTGATGTCTTGAAGGCTGCAAGTTGGAAAGCACCTGCATTAAATCAACCAAGAGGTAATGTACTACAAGGTAATTACCCTATACAATGGACTGGACCATTATAT